TACAGTAGCAGGGACATTAACAGAAACTGCTCCAAATATTGCTTCTTATGTAGGTTCTACAATAGTTGCTGATATAACAACTGGTAAAATCTTTGTTACACCTAGAAGTAATATTGCTCTACCAACAGTATATGCAGCATTAAATTCAGGTTCAGCAGGAACAACATTTGTAGCAAATACTTATCAAGCAATCACTACCTATACATTATCAGATAATGTAGTTATGCCTATTAATCCAGCTTCAGGAACAATCACAATTCCAGCAACAGGAACATATAGATTAACTGCTAATGTAGCTATGAGTTTTAATGCTATTGGTGGTGGTAAAGAAGATTTATTTATTGGTATCTTTAATGCTGGTGGTATTCAAAAAGAGATTCATTCATTCTTATTGAAAGATGCAGAAGCTGGTAGTTTCTACCCAAGTTTTATGTTTCAAGCAACACAAGATGAAGTTTATCATTTAGAGATTAAATGTAGTTTTGCGTTACAAAATGTTGTTTATTCATTAACATCTTTTGAATTAGAGTCAATACATATCAGATAAAGGTATAAATAACTCTATAAAGGAGTTATTATGAATGAAGAAGAGTTGATGGATATTCAACCAAATCCCAAACAAAATCAGATGCTAGAATCAAAAGCATCTGAACTACTGCTATATGGAAGTAGGGCAGGTGGTAAATCTTTTGCCACTATGTTTTTCCCACTATATTATATACAATACCCCGATTTCACCGGACTTATTCTAAGAACATCATTTACCGATTTGAATGATTATTTACTTAGTGCTAAAAGATTTTATGAACCATTTGGTGCTAAAGTAACATTTGGTGGTAGTCCTAAGATTGTATTCCCTAGTGGGTGTACATTATTTGTATCTTATATGAAAGATTCAGGTTCATTAGAGAAACAAAAAGGTAAAAACTTACAATTAATAATCTTTGAAGAACTTACTCAATTACCATCAGAAGATTTATATGAAAAATTATTAGCTACTCTTAGAAGTACAAATCCTAATATAAAACCACAAATGGTAGCTACTACCAATCCAGATGGATGTGGCGCTAGATGGGTGTATGATAGATGGGATATTGGTAATGAAAGTAAAAGAGATATTATGTGGACTACTGAAACTGAAACAACAAGACAAGCTATTAAATCTGGAGTTATTGATAATCCACATATTATGGAGAATGACCCTTCTTATTACAAATACTTGTCTGGTCTAAAGGGAATCCTTTATAAACAATGGTTTTTAGGTGAATTTGTATTCTCTGCTGATAAATCACAGTATTACCATCAATGGATATTGGATGCTGAAGAAGAAGACAGAATTCACGACTTCTATATTGACCCTGTACTAAAGGTAAATACTGCTCATGATATTGGTATAAATGATAATTGGAGTATTATTTTTTATCAACAAATGAGAGATGAAATTAGAATTATTGGATACTATGAGAATAACAATGAAGGGGTTCAACACTACATTGATTATTTACATGATTTCAGAACAAAACATAAGATTAATTATGGTACTCATCATGGTCCTCACGATTTAGCTGTTAGAGAATTAACATCAGGTAAATCAAGACAGTTCACTTTCAATAAAATGGGTTTACCAATGCAGTTAGTCCCAAATGTATCTATACAAGAAGGTATATCAGTTGCAAGGAATGTATTACCAAGATGTCATTTTCATAAGACAAATTGTAAAGTCCTAATAGAATACCTTAAAGTATATAGAAAAGAATTTGATGAAAAAACACAAAATTACAGAAATAATCCCTTTCACGGACCTGAATCTCACGGTGCTGATGCATTCAGATATTTATCACTTACTGTAAGAACAAATCACATAAATAATTTAACATCTACAACAATTGCAGACAACTCATGGAGCATGATATGATATATAAAAATAATTATGAACTAATCGACCTAAAACACCATATTCTAAACGACTTCCCAATGGATAATATCGTTAAGGATTTTGAAGAAACATTACCATTTAATCCTGATTGTACAGTATGGATAGAAGAAGGTAGATTACTTGGATATATGTGTGTTATAAGAACACCTAATATGGTATTTTGTGGATACACAAAAGCTAAAGAAAAGAAGATTATTAGGACTCTATATAAACATCTTCAAGGACTTTATAAGGAAGCTCAAGATGATAATATTCCTTTAATAACAAATGGTGATAATTTTGACCATTGTAAGAACCATGTTATTCAATATAAAGATACTTCATTTTTTGAATATATTCTTACATAACAATATAAATAACATAAACAACAAAATAAGGAAATTAATATGGGTTCATCATTCAGTGCTTTTGATAGCACATTCAAGAAAGCAACTGCACCTTTAGATAAGTTCAAGGGGAGCTGGTATGATGACCTTAATCCCGCTCAACTTGTTAAGGATACTAAAGATTTAGCATTTGATTCATTAGATTCTGTGGGTAAATTCCCCATGGCTGGTAAAGAAGCAGCTAAAGAAGCAGCAGGTAAACAAGGTAAAGAACAAGCTAATGCTCTTAGAGAAGCTAATGTGCAGAAAGCTAAACAGAAAACTGATAATCTTAAAGTTCAACAACAAGCAGATATTACAGAATCATCAAATACTGAGAAAATATCTGAAAGAACTCAAAGAAAAGGTAAAAAATCATTACTTACTGGGTCATCAACAGGACTTGGTAATGCAAGTACATTAGGATAATACAATGGGATTAGAAATAGCAGCAACTTTAGCTTTAGTAGGTGCAGTAGCACAAGGTGTAGGTGCAAAGAAAACACAAGAAGCAACCAAAGCAGCTTCAACAAAACAAGGTAAACAACAAATCCTTGCTACAAATCAATCAAAATCACAAGCTGCACAACAACAAGTTCAACAACTTAAAGCACAAAATCAAGCTAAAGATGAACTATCAGCAAATACAGCAAAGATTAATGAAAGAAAATTAAGAAAAGGTAAGTCTATTCTAAAGACTGGTTCTGAAGAAGGATTAGGTTTTACAGGATTAGGTACAACCACAAAGGTAACATAATGTTTACAAGTCATAATTATATACAAATCAAATGTCATGAATGTAATGTAACATCACATTTTCAACCAGGTGAATATTCAACTATTGAATGTCCTAAATGTAAAAAGGAGCAAAAGAATGCCAAAAAGTCAAAAAGAAGCACAAGTACTAATAAGAAGATATAGTAAAGCCAAAGAGAAATCATCTCTATGGAGAACTTTATTACAAGAGGTATATGAGTATTGTATTCCTAATAGAGATATATTCGATAAAACAACACCAGGTCAAAAGAAAGATACTTTAGTTTATGATAGTACTCCATTGATTGCTACTAATAAGTATGTGAGTAGATTACAAAATCTATTAGTTAGACCTTGGACAGATTGGTTCACATTAACTGCAGGTTCAGAAGTTCAAAAAGAACAAACAAATGAAGTAGATTTATATTTACAAGATATATCAGATATTGTTATGAATCAAATAAATCATAGTAATTTTAGTACTCAAATATCAGAAGCATTTACAGATTTAGCAGTTAGTACTGGTGTATTAATGGTTAATGAAGATAACAATCCAAATAGTGATTCTGATTTATTATTTAAGGCTATTCCTATTGCTCATGTATCATTAGAAACAGCTTCAGATGGTTCTGTTAAAACAGTATATAGAGAGTTTGAAATTCCATTAAATCAAATCAAAGCTACTTGGCCTAAAGCTGAGTTTACACCTGAAATGAATGATACTTATGATGAAAATCCAACATCTCTACAAACACTAATTGAATGTACGGTATATAATGAAGAAGATTTCACTTATGATTTCACAGTTATAACAAAAGATGCTAAGGTATTGCTTAATGAAAATATTGAAGAATCTCCATTTATTGTATTTAGAGAAACTGTTGTACCAGGTGAGGACTTTGGTAGAGGTAGATTGATGTCATTAATTAGTGATATTAAAACACTAAATAAAACAGTAGAATTAGGATTAAAAGCAGCTTCTTTAGCAATTAGTGGTGTATATACAGCAGTAGATGACGGTATTATGAATGTTAAGAATATTAGATTACAACCAGGTGCTATTATACCAGTTGGTAGTAATGCTAGTACTAATCCATCATTAGCTCCATTAAATTCATCTGCTAACTTTCAGATTGAACAAATGTTAGTTAATGAAATCAGACAAAGAATTAATGACCATATGTTAGTTGAACCATTTGGTGATATTAATGATACATCAGTAAGGTCTGCTACTGAAATGAATATGAGACAGAATGATTTCATTCAAACATCTGTTGCTTCATTTAGTAGATTACAAACTGAGTTATTAAGTCAGATTATCAATAAGGTTATTGCTATCCTTAGAAAGAATGGTAAGATACCACCAATGACAATAGATGGTAAAACAATCAATGTTAAATATAGTTCTCCAGTTGCTAAGATGCAAGGTATTGAAGAAGTACAAGAATTCACTCAATTTATGGAGATTATGCAAATGATTCCACCAGATGTTATTCAAACAGCAGTTGATTTCAATAAAGTACCTGAATACATAGCATCAGCTATATCATTAGATAAAAACTTATTAAGAACTGAAGAAGAGAAGAAAGAACTTACTGAGAAAGCGGCACAGATGCAAGGACAACAAATGCAAATGGAACAACAAGCTCAAGCTCAACAAGCAGCAGCACCACAAGCACAAGCACCAGGACAATAATATGGAGAAATCAGATTTAGAACAATTAGTTATTACAACATTTAGTACAGAGAGTGGTGAAGCACTCTTGAATATGTTAGAAGATAAGTTTGTTTATACAGATATTGTTCAAGTAGATGGTGAAGTTCCATCTGCTCTTAGACAAGGGAAATCCTCATTTATTCAATTATTAAGAAAAATAATTAATAACAGAGATAAATAATACAACTAAAAGGAGTTAATATGGAAGAAACAACAGAAAGCACAGAATCGGTAGAAACAACCCCAGCCCCAGAACAATTTGAATCAACAGATAATCCAACAACAATATCAACAGGTCAAGAAGAAGATTCAGGTTATATTGAATCAGATGTTAATACAACTGAACAAGATACAGCAGAAAACTTTGATATTCCAACAGATAGTGAAGGAAACTTTGATTTTGATAATATGACTGATGCACAATTAGATAATGTTATTAAAGAACTTGAAGCACAAGAAGCAGAGATGCCTATTGAGAAACCTGAATATACTTTACCAGATAAATTTAACAATGTTGATGATTTAGTTAAATCTTATAAGATGTTAGAAGGAAAAGTAGGTAATTTCAAAGGTGCACCAGAAACTTATTCAGGTGATATGGAAGACCCATTAATGTCAGGATTAGCAGATACAGCTAGAGAAATGAATATGTCAGATGAAGCATTTACTGCTTTTACTAATAAATTTAATCAGATGAATTCACAATTAGATGAACTACAAATGAGTGAACAAATGAGTGCTTTAGGGCAACATGCAGACCAAAGAATAGATAATATCAATCAATTCTTAGATTCTTCAATGAACCCACATGTATCTGAAACTATCAGAAATATGGCAACCTCAGCAGAGAGTATTAATGCTCTTGAAAGTTTAATTCAAATGGCTAGACCATCAGCACCAGCGGGTAATTTCAATGCATCACCTTCTCAACCAACTGACCAAGATATTCAGAAAATGATGTTTGCTAAAGATGATTACGGCAACCTAAAGATGGAAACAGATAGTGAATATTCACAGAAAGTTAATGAATTAATGAATAATACTTGGTAATTATTATTTTATGTTATAAATAATATTAACAAAGGATAATTCGCAAGAACCCTCAAGTTATTATAATAATTTGAAAAACCCTTTTTGGAT